CTGAGGTTACTCCAGCAAAAGACATAGTGAAGTTAGCCGCGCTACCAGTAGTATTAGTCACCAATATATTGGTGATTACTGTAGTAGTTGTAGTATTAGGTTGTGTGTATAGGGTTGTGCTTGTTGTTGCTGCTGCTGTTCTAGCCAGCGTTTTAGATGTTACAGCCATTAGTTACTGTACCTTTCTGTTTGTTTGTTAGGATAGTAAAAGTTTTGCTTCGTCTTTGGTAAGACCTAGTCTGTCTAGCAGGGCTGCCTTTTGGGCTGCCTTTGCTTCGGCTTCGGCTTTAATTAAATCTTGAACCTCTTGCCATAATCCATCAAGTGTTGCTTTAGTTGGCTTAGGCGTATCGGATAACCAAGTTAAACCTTCGTAATCATCACCATTCAAAGTCCATTCGCTGCCTGCATATTTGTATTCAAGAATTTTTGAGTAATCCATAATTATGCTCCAATTTCCATTACTGTAATGACTGATGCAAAGCGAGGTCTGTTGCTTTCATCATTGTCAGTGTACGACCTATTAACTGAAGTTTGACTTCCATTTGGTGCCCATACTTGAATTTTATAAGTTGTCGCCGAAGTTGTTGCTGGGGAATCTAAATAGTTGCCAGCGATGGCGGGTTGCGGTCCATAAGTATTAGTTCCATCAATACCGCCTGTTGCTACTGTCCTACTTCCGCTTGCTGTGCCTTGAGATAAAGCAGTTGAACCACGAACAAGATTCATAAATGTAATACCAACTCCGACATAGTTATACAAAGCCAAATTGTAATGAACTAAAATTTTACTTGATGACGCACTTGGCGTAATAGATATTGATAAACCTGTTACATCTGTTGGCGTGCTTGCTGTCGTTGTAAAAGTATCTGATTTAATTGTTGAAAGAACCTGCAACACCTTGCCACCACCAGCAGGCGCAGCCCACTTCAAGCCTGTTGCTTCCGCAGAGTCAACCGAAAGAAGGTAGCCTGCAGTAGATGCTACTGCTAGTCTACCTGCAGCATCGGCACCAGTGCCAACAATCAAATCACCTTTGGCGTCTACCACTTTAGGTTTAGTATTTTGGGCATTGTCGCCCAAGTCTCTTGCTTTTGTCATTAGTATGCTCCCATTATAGACATTATTTCAATAGAACTTGTATCTACTGCAGCCCATTGTAAACCAGTAGCAGTAGCGGAATTAGCCTGAAGATAATATCCGTTAGTGCCAACTGTTAATTTGCCAGGGGTATCTGCCGAAGTTGCCACCAGTAAATCACCTTTAGCATCAAAGAGTGAGTTAGGTATTGCAGTAGCAACATCAAATGCTGTAAAGGTAATAATCTCTAGCACATCGCTGGCTGCTAAAGCAGGGCTTAAAGAGTCAATGCTTGTGCCGTTAGTTGCTGTGTAGTCTTGAGCACGAACTAGCAATACACCATTTAGGTATACCTGCTCCTTGCCTACTAGGTAGGAAAGAGTATTGCCGTTGTCATCTACACCTGACTCAGATGTTTCTCCGCCTGCTGCGGTAAATCTAAAACGGAAGATTGATGCTGTAGATGAAATACCACCCCAAGCAGTACCGCTCCAGACATACATCTGGTTATCAACTGTGTTCCAGTAAAGGGCTCCAGTAAGAAGTGCTTGACCATCATTATCTAAAGTAGGTGGAGTTGACTTAGCACCAAGGTATCTATCATCAAAAGAATCATAAGAAGCAGCAGCACTGGTTGCTGATGTGGCTGCTGATGCAGCGCTAGTTGCTGCAGCAGAAGCAGAAGCAGCAGCAGCAGAAGTTGAGGCTGCAGCAGATGCTGCAGAAGTGGCTGCTGCAGTTGCAGATGCTGCTGCGCTTGTGGCGCTGGTAGCAGCAGCCGTGGCTGAAGCAGCAGCAGAGGTTGCTGAAGTAGCAGCAGCCGTAGCACTAGTTGCAGATGAAATTGCAGATGTTTCTGAACTGCCTGCAGATGTCGCAGCGCTCGTTGCGCTTGTAGCAGCAGCAGTTGCACTCGCAGCAGCCGAGGTAGCCGAGGTAGCAGCAGCCGTAGCGCTTGCAGCAGCGCTAGTTGCGCTAGTCGCTGCAGCGCTTGCTGAAGAAGCAGATGCTGTTGCTGAGTTGGCTGCACTGGTAGCGCTTGTGGCTGCAGCAGTGGCGCTTGCAGCAGCGCTTGTAGCGCTGGTAGTAGCAGCAGTAGCAGAATTAGATGCGCTAGTCGCGCTTGTTGCAGCAGAGGTTGCACTGGTTGCTGCTGCGCTGGCGCTATTAGCAGATGCTGTAGCGCTGTTTGCTGCAGATGTAGCACTTGTAGCAGCAGCAGTTGCACTGGCTGCAGCAGATGCTGCAGAGATTGCAGCCTGTGTTGCATCTTCAAAAATAGTATCTACATAAATCTTTGGAACAGCAGATGAGTTAACCATACCAACACTGGATAGACCAGTAATGACTGGTGAGCCAGAGATAGTTGGGCTTACAAAAGTAGCAGCAGATGCTGTAAAAGAACCAGTTAGCGTGCTTGATACAATTGTAGATGAGGTCACTGTTGAACTTGTTACTGTGGCTGAAGTAAATGTACCGCCAGTAAATGTTGCGCTGGTTGCAGTAAATGCACCAGTTACAGTACCGCTTGAGTAAACTTTATTAGTAAGGGTCTGAGCCTTAGTTGTACCAACGATAACACCATCACCAGTAGCAATACCATGGACATGTATTTGGTTAGCAGCAGTAAGGATTGTTTCATCAATATCATAGCCACGAGCAGCAATGTGTGCCTGTTCCTCGCGGAAGTCACGACCAGATACACCATGTCGTACCACTGCACCAGCAGAGTGGGCAACAGCCTGCGTATTGTCAGCACCACGAGTTACAGTAAGGGTTGTGCTACTGCCAGAGGTAACAGTGACAACTTCTTCTTTAGAAGTATCAGGGTCAACGATAAGTGTGTATGGAAACGATGATGGAAAACCGCTAACCGATGCAACAATAAAGGATGTGTTTGATTGTCCCTGAGATTGTGCGGGGATGGATGATTGGAGCGAAGTTTCTACTGCGGTTGATGAGTAGTACCGCGCTGGGGAGCCTGGGTCGCCTGCTGCCATTTTCTACCTTATCTCTGATAGTGCGAACGGATTGGATACTGACGGCGTTGGTTATTCGCCACTTCGTTTAAACGCTGCTGATAAATGTTGAACAAGAATCTGGCTGCGTTCTGCCCTGAACCATTTGGGCGTACGCCATCTAATATGTCTGCTGCTGCAGACTGAGCCCCAAGGCGTGAAGGGTCCAGAAAAGAAATCATGCGGAAGGCTGCGCCATAAATAACAACATCTTCCGAATAAGAAGGAAAGCCTGTAACTGTTGAATACTCTTGTTCATTGCTAGTAAGCAGCGTTGGGCGCTTGCTGTAGGTAACATGCACAGTTTGTCCAGGAACAATCTCTGAATAAATAGATAGACTCTTTGTAGTAGCAAAAGCATCTGAGTCTGCAGTTCTATCTAACTGCCATGCACGAGCAGGGAACCACTCCTTGGAAGGACCAATAATGGAGTAGGTTACAGATAAAACATTTTCTACGGTAGCAGGGATTCCATAGGAATACCGTGCTGCTACATAATCAAAATCATAGGAGCCAATAGCAAATACACTTGGGTACATAGCATCAATAGCATTATTAATAGCGTTCTTAATCTCTTGCCTTGGAAATAATGGAGCCATGGTTACTTTAGAATTAGCATCATGGGCAGCAGCAGTTGTGCCACGCTGCGCTCTACCCCAAGGGGCTACAGTAAGAACATTTGATACATTGTCTGTAGAGTTAACGAATACAATTTCATCGTCAATCTGTACATAACCACGACCAATTACGCTGGCATCATAAACAGTCAGCGATGTGGTTGTGCTGGTAGCGCTAGTAGTAAGCCATGAGGCAGGCTCTGTGTTCTCTGTATAGCCATGCAGTACAGCCTCAACGCGGTCTGCTAGTTGAGCAAATGTACTCATAGGTCAATACTCCTTAAAGCAACTACGGCTGATAGCCCAGAGGTGCCAGCAAGTTCATTGCAGATAGCGTTTAAACCTTTATAGTCATTAGGCTGGCGGGAGGAACTAGCCTTGTAATTAAGGGCAGCAATAAGTCCTAGACCAGATGTGCCAGCATAGGCATTAGCAGCGCCCTGTGATGCCTTATAGACCGTATAAACGGGATATGTACCACCGTTGGCTAGGCGGTTAAGTTCTCCCGTAAAAGTGCTTCCTGCTGCTCCTGTTGCCATTACTTACCCTTCTTCTTTTTCATCCGTGCCACAGCAGCATTGTCCACAAGGTTCGGATACTTCCGACCCGCAGCCTTTGCTCTTGCTTTTGCAGCAGCCTTCTGTGAGGAGGTTAATTTCGTTGATGTTTTCTTTGGATTCTTCTTGTCCCAAAATGCTTTACCCTTCACCATTTCACCTTATCTGCCCAATATGCTGCGCTCATTTTGCCTTTGGCAATGTTCTTAGCATGGCGTGCTTTAAATGATTTTTGTCTAGGCGTAGACTTTTTATCGCCACTAACGCCTTGCTGACCAAAACGAATAGTCTTAACTTGGCTACCTTCTTTGGCAACCACAACATGTGACTTAGTTGGATGGCCTGGCGTACGCTTGGGTTTGTTAAAACCTGCTACGCCAGCCCTTTTAATCCGTGAGTCTTTTTTACTTGCCACGCTTCTTTGCAGCCTTCTTCATTACCATTTTCTTACCAGACTTCTTTGCTGCTTTCTTTGCTGCAGCCATACCCTTCTTTGAATAAGAGTATTCTTTTCCGTTTACCATTGGCATGGTTATTCCTCATCTTCTTCTTCGTAGATGTCCTCATCTTCAATGGTGGGAGAGGGCAGTCCCCACAACGGCTCTGGGATAATGGTGCTAGTCATCATCATCCTCATCCAGCATCCGCTTAATCTCATCCTCAGAAGGGGAACGGTAGTTCACCCAACTTGGATAAGAACCTTTATCCATAACAAATGACAAGGCTATTTCAGACTTAAAGCCTGCCTTGAGCAAAGAGTTGTAGTACTCGTTAAGCCAGATACAGTACATTTCAAGTTCTGTATATGACTCATCCTTGACTGTACGCACGCGCTTTACTGGTTTCTTTCGTGGTTTGCGAGCAGCCATGATTCCTCCTATGCCCCGTATGCCTTGCCTGTTTCGTTTGAAATCTTTACAGCCTCTTGAATCTTCTTCATACTTGTTCCGTTAGGTTGGATACCTTGAGCACGAGCATCCCTATATGCCTGTAATTCTTTATCCCATTTTTTTGCAGATACGCTTAGGTTAGAGTTTGCTTCTCCTGTATTCATTACAAGAGTTCCAACCTTGCAACCAAAGCAACCTTCTACAAACTCAGGATGGGTCTGTTGTCTATGTAGGCTCATGCTGGTGTTATGTATGCTCCGTAGCCCTGTGCTGTAAGGGCATCAGCAGTCTGTTGGTTAATAAGATTTTTTGTTCCACCTAAGTAATACTCCTCCGCCTGATTTGTCTGAATCTGGCTTGGATACCTAAAGGAACTATACACTCCGTTTAAACGCAAGACAGATATGCCACGCGGTAGTTCAATACGAGCAAAGAGGATATGGTCCCCTGCTGGGGTTTCATCTACGGTGGGCGTAGTGAAGTAATACATTGACATAAGTCCTCCTAATGAACTCACCCCAAAGGGGCAGACTTTTCAAATATGTCTACCCCTCAGAGTCAATCAACTAGAGAGCAGCGATTGAAGAACCAGTTTCAATGCGATACAACGCTTCCTCGCGGTAACGGCTCCATCCAAGGACACCGTACCAACCGATTGGGCGGAAACGCATTAACCTATCGGTAACTGGACCGATAACAACACCTGGCTCCTGTGCTACGGCTTCAGCCAATGCTTGCTTACCGCAAACGATGGTTCTGAATACGCGTGTTACAGGGGTTACAGTTACAACAGTAGTTGCGGTAACTGCAGCAGTGTTGGCGGTGTCAACAGTAATTGTTGCTGTTGAACCTGATGTTGAGATTGCAGTAATCTTGGCACCTGAAGCGATACCTGTTCCAGCAATCTTGTCGCCAACTTCAGCGCGAGTTGCGATAACTGCAGATGAAGCAACACCAAAGGTGAAGCCTGCTGAAGTACCTGCAACAGTTACTGCTGTTGTGGCAAGAGTGGACTGGTTTGCGCCTGACTTAGCAGAGAACA